TATAGCCATCACCAGCAGATGCCGTATTACCTGCCGTAACACTATCAACCCAAGATGAGCCGTTATAAACCTTTAATCTTCCAGAAATCGAATTAACATAAATATCACCCTGCGACGCGGATGATGGATCACTATCTTGTGGAACTAGCCTGAGCGCTGCTTTGACAGGGGTAGTAGTGTCTGCCCATGCGACAATCGCATAATTTGTACCAAAATGACTATCGCCGTAGAGAGCGGGCCCAGATCCATCTGACTCGAAGTAGCCACCGCTGCCGGTGCCGCCGGCCCATCCATAAACGCCGATTTGATCGCTAGTATCGCCCTCAACACCGATGCCTGTAGAGCTACCGCCGATACCATAAATACTAACATTGCTAGTTGCCGAACCTTTGGCATACACGCCGGCGCCGGCACCCCAAACTGGAACCGTTGCGTTTGCACCATCGCCGACGGCTAATAACCCAACACCAGAGCCGTTACCGTAGGCACCTACGCCGTAACCATCGGCCTCGCGAGCAATACCTATAACGCCAGGAATGCCCGGGCCGGCGCCAAATCCAACAACACCAGCAGTTAGATCGGAGCTACCAGCTACTCCGGCGGCGCCGGCGAGTGTAAGAACAGAATTAAAAGGATAGCCGCGGACACCCAAAACACCTGCGCCGGTATTACCAGAAGGAGAAAGCTGACCAACCACACCGGCTGGATAAGTGCCACCATTACTCCAGCCTTCAACACCAATGCCTGCGGTGGTCTGAAAAAATGCACCCCACACATCACTTCCATTGGCAACGGAATAAGTAAACATTCCAGTCCAGGCATTGGCTGGTGCCGTGGTCATGTCGGTGTAGATGAGGGTTGTTGCACCGTCGCCGAAACTATCAACGAGACTAGTAATATCCGATGTAGAACCATATGACTTAACTACAAGACCGGGGCGCTCTGTTTCGGTAGCTGTGGCCACTATTGCGGGTGATGTGCCTTGACCGGCTGCATTTACACTTCCACTTATTACAAGAATACCATTTTCACGATCATAACGAAGATCATTGTCTCCAGCTATGTCAGTTCCAGCACCAGTGAAGAAAGCTATATAGCCATCACCAGTCGCGGAAGTATTATCTACGGTGGCATAACCATCAAGTGATTGTATTATTGTTTGATTAATTTCACCTTGCGAATTTTTATTTTCTTGGAATGTGTCTTCAGATAGTCCGCTGCTACTACTGCCTCCGCCGCCAGAGGGAAAACTAACACCAGTATTAGGATTTGCTTCTATCAAAACATTGTCGCCAGATACAATTTGCAAATTGCCACTTATAGTATCAATACCTATAACAAATTCTCTATTTGTAGTATAACCAGGATCTGTGTCTTTTGCTATAATATGAATGCTTCCAGGCCCAATTGAAGCACTTTGCCATCGTTTGTCTGGTGTCCCTAAACCATGAACATTATCTACGGCAGGATAAAGATAGCCATCAAGAGTATAGCCATCATCTGCGACCAATACTGGATTAAGAAGAATGTTATTATCAGTATTTGTGCCAATATAAACTGTTCCACGATCTTTTACATAACCCAATTCTCCCTCATCAAGATCAGGAAGATCAGCAAAAAGTCCGCGTCGTATTTTTATTTTATCTGCCATCTATTCTTACTCCAATTTATTTTCCTAATAATTCTTTTTCTTTTTGTTCTCGTTTTTTGCCATCTAAATTGTGATAATCCAATAGGTCATCTACATACTCTTCCGCCTCTTCTTTTCCTTCGTTTCGTTTCTTGTAATCAACCTGAGTTTTGAAACTTTCTATTTCAGTGTCTTTGTCTAAATATTCTGATTTTTCATGTCCCTGTGTATTTCCAGTAAATTGTTGTAAAAAGTGGATCATTTCATGAACCAAATATTGAGTTGGATCCTTAACCTTACTATCGGCACATAACATACTTTCATTTAAGTATATTTTTTTATTTTTTGTTTTAGCAGATACATCGAGAGGAACAAATGAAACTTCCACATTATCAATTGTTTCAATGGGAACTTTATATTCTTTAAATTTGCTTATAAGGGCAGGATCTTTTTTAACTTTATCTTTCATTAATTTTATTATTTTACTAACTTCCTCTTCATTATACTTTCTTTTATTTTTAACTAAATGAACTAAACTATCTAAATCTCTTTTACTTATTTTGTGCTTCTGGCGAATTGATAGTTTTTTCATTTAATTTAACTCCTTCACTCGCTGTTTTTATCATTCTATTTAATTGTAGTCCTTGTTTCAACATAGATATTCTTAATTCGGCATTTTTTATAGCATTTTGGAGACCTAAAATTTCCATTTCTAATTCTTCTTCCGTATCAGGATCTTTATATCCACAATAACTTACTGCTAATTTTTCTACTTTCCGCATCTTAACTCCTCTTAATTTATAATCCTATATCTATTCCCCAAACAATTTTAATCACTACGAGCACTAATGCTATTGCACCAGGGGCTATTTGTAATATTGCCATCAATTTCTTATTACTTGATTTTTCTTTTTCGTCGTGCTTATTATTAATTTCTTCTATTTTTTTACTAACGCCGTCGATGTGTTTTATAGTTTGATCTTTTGTTTCTTCTAATTTTTTATAAACATGTAATTTAAACTCTTTGTAATTTGTATATAGATCACTTAAATCATTTTCTACAAGTGCTATTCTTGTCAGCACAGATTTATTTCCATTGTCATCTCTTACTATCTTTGAAAGCGTTCTAGCATTCTCACTTAAAGACTCTAATTTAGCTTCTAAAGTGGCTAAAGCAGTGGCATTACTTTTCATATCATTCATAAAGCCTTGAATGAGTGAAGTTGTCGCCTGAATGCTTTTTAGTAGCTCTTCTGCTATATTATCGTTTTCTGAAAAAGCCATCGATTTCTCCAGCGATGTCAATTACCTCTATACATTTTTTAGTGCATTTTTTTATTTCTATCGAGGTGCCGTCTTTAAGCGTTGAATTAAGATTATCCAAATGTTCTTTAAGTTCTAATAATTTTTTACTTACTTCTTTTGATTTTGGAGTAATTTTTAAATTAGGTTTCATATTATGACTGCCTTGCTAAAATTTGCCAAACGCCAGTAGCTTGAACTCTAACTTCAAGAACTGGCCCTATTGGAACACTATAAAAACCGGCTGGCACCGTAATATAATTTATTGTATCCACACTGAATGAAAAAGTAACACCAGAGGTAACAAAAATATTTAATAGATTAACTGGCTTCTGAAAAATCGTAATCGAGTCCCCCGAACCGCCTGTAAAATAATTTGATGCCATTATTGTGCTCCCATTGTATCGTATTTTCTATTCAATCTTATTTAATTAAATCAACTGCCTTTCACGAAGGTGTCTCAAACGCAAGAAATTAGGACTAACTGATGTCACTCTGAAAGTTCCTAATCCTTGTGGCGCTGGTTTCATATTTGCCTTTATGTATTTAACCTTTTCTTTATAGTCTGCCAATTGTTGTCCGTATTGATTATTTAATAATTCTGCGATTTGAGGTGGCTGATAAGTAACGCCATTATCTGTTATAGTAAATTCACGACCCTTTTCTATGAGTGCTTGTGCTGCGAGGGCTAAAATAACTGCCCCCTGAACCACAACATCAGAGAAAATAGTATAAATTACCTGATCGGCAAAAGTAAAGGCAGTAAAATGTGGAATTTGATTGAATTCAGAAAGTCCATTTACCAAAAAAGCAATTAATTCGGCGTCGCTAAATACATTACATTGCTGTGCCATGTATCCGCCCATGCCATCTGGAACTTTACTTACCCCGTCATTCTTCAAGCGTTTTTTAAGAAAATTCAATAAAACATTTATTCCATATACCTCTTCTTTCGTGAAATTATACGGAACTTCGTCTCCTGGAGTATAGGTTGGTTCAGAGTCTTGTGCTATATCTCCCGACGCCATTACTAAAAAGGCAAATGTATTTTGTATTTGCTCTCCACCTATTTCTGCGCGCCAGGTGTCCATAGCATAACCATCGGCAGTATTAAGAGGGATTGTATAAGTTAATTTGTAAGTTCCACTATCTGGCTCTATTAATGAGACACCAAGATTAGTGAATTGTTGCTGAACTGTTCCATTTGAATCAGTTATTTTTACTTGTGGAATATCGTCTGCTATGGTTGGGTTTCCAGCAGTATCAATAAACTTTACAAATAAATCAACAGTTCTACCTTTAATGCCAATTCTATTATCTGCCAAGAAAACCTCCAAAAAGTTTTACTTATTTTTTAGATTTTTCTTTAATCTCCATAACTACCAAGCCTCTGTCATTTTTAACTGGCGCTTTGTCTTCTAATTTAATTTCTTCTAAAACGGTTGGATCGCTTTCATTTTTTCTTTTTACCGTATTAAACTTTTTATTAGATTTTGTTGTATCCCTCTTTGCACCGACCATAATTGAGTTTTCTTCTTTAGCAATTTTAACTGCTGATTTTTGTTCAAGTTTTGGCTCAATATTTTCGGCAGGTTGTTTTGATACAACATATGGGGCACTGCTTTTATTCGCGTTTTCAGCAATTTTACCTATTGGATTACTCACATTTTTAGTCATCGTTTCCATGACAATAGTAGATTGCTTGCTGATACTTGTTTCTAATTTGGGCGCGGTGGAGATATTAGATTTTTGTTCTTGTAAAATATCTTCTTTTGCCTTTACTAATACCGATGCCTGATCTTTTACCCGACTTACTTCATCAACACCATAATCAGCAAAATCAAATTTTTCACCATTATTACTTTCTTCTTGTGAATATTCTATTACTACGGAAGATTTGGTTTTCTTAATTTTATATGCCTCATTACTTTGCTTTATTTTGGTCAATGCATTTTCTTTTATATCTTTTTTCACTATCTTAATGGGCGAATTTTTTGCATTAAGTCTTTTATTTAATGCCCCTTCTTTTAATGATTTATTTACTTGTTCTGCGGTCAAATAAGGATTATATTTATATACATTTATAACCTTTCCAGCGGGAACTTTAACACCCAAATCACTAATACTTACATCTGCCTTGCTTTGATTAAATAAAAATAATTCTAATTTTTTCTTCATTTTAACTTCCTATTAAACTTCTTTTAAAACTCGTATATTAATTGCCTGCTGGCCACGGTGATTTTCTCCAAGTTCAAACTCTACTGGCTGTCCTTCTTTCAAGGTTTTAAAGCCATCTGATTGAATATTTGAATAATGAACAAAAACGTCGCCTGTGCCATCGTCTTTTGTTATAAAACCAAAACCCTGTCTCACATTAAACCAGCAAACCTTACCTCTTAAAACTTTATTTTCTGACATTTGTCTATCTCCTTATTTATGGGATTATTTCCCCTATTTTCGCAGTATATATCGTCATTTAAAAGACAGAGATATACATAATAATTCAAATTATTAGTAGAATTATTAATAACTTTGTATAAATATGATGTTTTTTTGATATAATCTGTATAAAATATTGGGTTTAGGCTATTCTTATAAGATTTAATATACGATTGCTGGTAGTTCCAGTATTTGCATCTACTCTCCACCGCACTTCAACGGCTTGCCCGCCTGCAGGTGTAATAATGGCATTAGTAGCTAAATTGGCAAAATTATTAGCCGAGCCGCTCACTTGACGTTCTGTGGCAGATACTTGCACACCATTAACATAAAATGAAGCAAAAACGCTCTTTCCGGCATTGGAATTGCTCGCCGAACAACTGAAAATTGCCAAATAAGTGCCAGCATCGGGAGTAATTGTCATTGTAGTCATTAAAACATCCGTAAGTGATGTGGTTGTTATTGTTCCAGTTGCTGTAGCAGAAGTACTAACTAAATTGACAGTATGCGTATGATCCGATCTAGCAAGAGAAGTGGCTGATCCCTCTGCATTACTTGTTGCTGGTGTAAGAGTGGTAGTTGGTGCTGCCGTAGTAACATCGTGTTTGTGATCTGATCTAGCAACGGTGGTGGCGGCACCAGCATCGGCAGCAGTCTTTGTAACATTCGCCGGTGCGGCGGGTGCAGTTAGTGCATGAATATGATCTGACCTTGAAAGTGAGGTTGCCGAGCCTTCCGCTGCAGCATCGCCAACTGATATGGTTCCCGCTGTTGCTGTGGTGACATCGTGTTTGTGATCTGCTCTAGCAACTGTGGTAGCAACACCTGCAAGTGCAGTAGATTTTGTAACATTCGCTGGTGCTGCTGGTGATGGTAGAGCGTGTCTATGATCCGATCTTGCAAGAGATGTTGCCGTTCCCTCTGCTGCCGTATCACCAATTGCAATAGTTCCCGCTGTTGCTGTAGTAACATCGTGTTTGTGATCCGACCTTGCCACTGTAGTAGCTACTCCAGCATTAGCAGTGGCTTTAGTTACATCAGCTGGAGCAGATGGTGCAGTCAGTGCATGTTTATGATCCGATCTAGCAAGAGAAGTGGCTGATCCCTCTGCAGCTGCGTCACCAATTAAAATAGTTCCCGCTGTTGCTGTTGTAACATCGTGTTTATGATCTGATCTAGCAACTGTGGTAGCCACTCCGGCATCGGCAGTGGCTTTTGTAACATTAATTGGTGCAGCGGGGGATGGTAGAGAGTGTCTATGATCTGATCTTGAAAATGAAGTTGCTGAACCCTCTGCTGCTGCATCACCAATTGCAATAGTTCCCGCTGTTGCTGTAGTAACATCGTGTATATGATCTTTTCTTGATAAACCAGTAGCTATACCTGCACTATTTACTGCTCCCGCTAATATCGTAGAAACGCTTCCATTTGTAACATCTATGGTGTGTATGTGGTCAGCTCTAGACAAAGAAGAGCTTGACCCCTCTGCGTTAGTTGAAGTAGCATCTAAAGAACTGGCGGTTGCTGTAGAAACATCATGCTTATGATCCGATCGCGATATTTCAGAAGATACTCCTACGACAGCTGTTGCTTTAGTAACATTAACTGGAAAACTAATAGCAAGGTTTAATTGATCTGCTGGAACCAAAGCACCGGCATCTAAACTGGCATATCCTCCGATTGCTCCCTTTTCAGTGCGAAGTTGATACTGCGGATGATCATCATGGAATAATCCTGTCAATAAACCATGATCAGTGACCGTAGTAGAGCCAGTAGATAGTTGTCCTACTTTTGGTCTTTCGTCGGTAATAGAAGTAATCATTCCCGAACCTTGTTGGGACACTATTCCAGCTAAACGCAATGAGTTTGATAACAATATATCTGAAGCAGTTGGAATTGGCCCGGCCTCTGCACCACCCTGATCCTCAAACACCTCTTGTCCATAAACAATGTGATATTCTGTGCCATCATCACTTTGGGCAACAAACAATAAATCCTTTTTCCACTTACCTGTATCTATTGGTGCTAGTGTTCCTGAGCCATCGTCATAACTATCAGGATCGACATTGTTTAGCCCTGTAACGAAAATTTCTCCGTCAGGATTATCTCTATACCAATAAGTAAAGGTTATTGGATCTGATGGCGATGTTTGTTTTAGATCGTCAGCAATATAAAAAGATCCCGAATCTACTGCTAGTTGTAATGATGGAGGTGAAGATATTGTGGTTGCTAGTCCAACAACATGAACTGGCCCAATTACATCTTGAACATATGCATTGTGTCTTGGAATAAATTGATTTATACTTACAAAAAATTTGGAAAGTAAGATGACACTAGAGGAATCCGTTCTAGCTGATGCAAGAACAATGTTTGTTTTAGTATCTGGAAAAAATGTAGAATTGGTTATTGTTCCTGATGAATTAACATAGATATATTGTGTAGCGTCGGCAGTTAAAGTAATAGTGCTTGCGATCCAATCTACCTTAAATACTCCGGTACCATCATTAATAAAAGAATATCCATCTGTAACATCTACATCAAGTCCAGTAGCACGAGTAACGGCACCACCAGAGACCCATCCAGTGCTGAAAGTTGCCACAGCATAACTTCGTAGAGGAATTGACTTTTCTAAAGTTCCCAGCCATAATTCACCAAAAACAACTAATCCCTCGACATCCGGTGTGTTGTCTGTAAAACTAGCTGAAAAATTAGAAAGCGGATTTACATCAAATTTTTCTTTTTCCGCGGCACCACCAAATTCCACAATGGAGTCTTCTGCTTCAACAAAAAGATCTTTAATGGCATTATTAACTTGCATAGAAGTTGCTACTAAACTAGCGGGCCCAATACTTGGCCCCACATGAAAGGCATTAACGCAATTAGAAAAAATACTATTTGTAAATTGGAAGTCTCCGTAACCATCAACGAATACCGCGTCATTAACATTGGTATGTGTTATATCAATACTGGAAATATCGCATGAGGGTGAGCTTCCAACGAGGTAAAAAGCAGCGTCTATCGTGGAAGAGCCTGTTATAAGAAAACCATTTCCTATAACTTTACTTTTACCAGTTACTCTCATAATATTTGTAACACTATATCCCGGATCAGACCAAAAACACCTGCTAAATATAAAATTATTAGTTGTGGTTACCGAATCTATGGCAATACCATAATCTCCACCCTGAATAACTACATTAAGTATAGCAAACTGTCCTGCGGATTCATCTACATATCTGATTGCGGCGTTTCCAGATCCAGTTGGCCCTCTTATTAGCATTTGATATAAGCTGGAATTAGATGCCCCTGTGATGAAATCTGAAGAATTATTACTTGGGGCTAAAATTACGCTAGATGGGCCACCGACGCCTGCTATTGCAATATAAGGCTGTAAAGAAAATGGAGCCTCAACATAAACTCCAGGATATACTTGAACGGTATAGGGTTTTATTACACTAGCGTCTAAAATGGAATCAACGGCAGATTTAACTGAAGTATAGTCTCCACCGCTTTTGGCAACAATGATCGTTCTACCTTTAGCCGTCCAATTGGGATCCAGTAGCCCAGTACTTAATGCTTTTGGAATAGCATTGGCAGTTGCAGTGGAAGTGGCTATTTCATCACTACCGCCGTCTTGATGAGTAGTTGCATGTAAAGTGGGAATTCTGGAATTAGTATTTCTTGGATCTGAATCAGTTACATATTTATTAGTATCACTGGGCGCTCCATCTGTTCCTGCTAGTGCAAAAGATTCGGTGGCACTAATAGATTCCATGCCATCCATAGATACAATTATATCGCCCAATGTATCTACTTTAACTACTGAGCCAACATTTTGTATTTCGCCGGTAAACGAAGAGCCAACATCGGCAGGAGGACGACTTACATATCCGTCATTACCTAAAACTAATTGATCAGTTATACTATAAGTTGAAGTATTTACATCATGCAAAATACCACTGATCATAACTTGACCAGTTGTATCGTTAAGAATGTCTGCAACAACAAATCCAAGAGCTGGTCGTCTATCGGGGTCGTCTTTATCTGCCAAAAATACTGTAGTTGTATCTTCGCCAACATTAAAACCAGATGCCGCAACTAACATACCCTTTTCTAGAGTAGCGCCCGTTTCATTTTTAACTGTAAATAAAACATTCCCTGAGCCAAAACTATCTATATTAATTTTATCAGTAGCGGACATCAAACCTGCTTCAGTTTGAGTTACGATTGAAATAGTTTTGCCCCAAGTAACGGGGCTATTATTTGTAAGTATCCATATGGTGTTATTGTCTATCTGTCTGGCAAATTTTCCTATGTCAGATGTGGTTAATCCCGTAGCAGATATTCTGGCAGTGGCGTCACTATATTCGAATGCGTAAGGTATATGAATTCCATCAGATGTTGTTTGTTGGGAATGAAAAGGACTAGTCATCTGCTATCTCTCCTTCAACCACCATTATTCCAGTATTATTAATTAAAAACACTCCCGAATCAGAAATTAATGGCAGGGCAAAAGCAACACCTGTGCCATCGTCTGTCGTTATTAATATTTCGCCCGGAGCATGTTGTGGTGGTAGTGCTGGTATTGTAACTCGGCTAACGCCTAAAAATTTAGACACTTTTTATTGCCTCCAGGCCTCAATTCTTACTATAACTGGCGATCCTACAGTAAATCTTCTAAACCATACTTGACACTGTGATCTGTTATCGAACATAATTGCTTCGGTTGGGGTTCCTGGAGTTAAGTCTCCATGAACAGTTTGTCCATCAAATGAATATTCTATTACATCGGTTGTGTCGCTACTTTCAACTACAAGTCCAAATCCTATAGAAATAAAGTTCCATTTGACCGTTGAATCTTCAAAAGCAGTGGTAGAAACTTCAATTTTATCAAAAAAATTAGTATCCTTAAATTTAGCCATTTATAAATCCTTCACTTAATATGAAAAATATTAATAGATTTTAATTATCAATAAAAAAATAGGGGCAGTGTTTGAAGTTGCCCCTATTTAATATTATATTATAAAACTATAACTAAATCAGCTACTTATTAACCTGCAGCTACGCTCTTGCGGCCAACTGCGACACCTCGTGGATTGACAATTCCAATACCAACGATTTCGTTAACAACCCAACCTAATTTAAGTTGTTTTGGCTCGTCTGCAGGAAGAACTTCGATATCCTGACGAACTGGCATAACGCCAACGAATTCTGGATCAGCAACGCCGAATACAGTACCAACTGGAACAACTTTGCTAACGATTATATCCGCGCCCCAAAGGTGAGCAAATAAACCAGTTTGCAAGATTTCGCGTTGAGTAACCATATCAACTTCGCCACCAGTACCAGCAGCCTGACCACCACCAGCGCCCCAGTTAAGAATATCGTTAAACTCAACGATGTTCATGAGGAATTTGGTAGTAACCAAGTCCCAACGATCAACTTGGACTTTGATTTCTGAAAGATCACGCTTTAAGAGACCTGCGTCAGCAACGTCTTGAGCAGTGTTTTCACCACCCAAGCTTGAGTCGCCTGCAAAGTCTAATGCGGCAAAAATGTTAGCATCTTCTTGAGCCTGAATTTCTTGACGGGCCTTTTGCTGGGCACGGTCAATAACATTAAATCTTCGGCGTTTTACTTCGGCGATACGAACTGTTGGATTTGAGACGATCTCAAATTCTGGAACAGTTACGCGATCCGAGAAAACTCGTGATTCTGGTGCTGAACCGTTGCTTGAAACAACGACTGCAGCGACATCAATATCACGATCATAAACTGGCAAAGCACCTTGTGGAAGCGGATCTACTACAAGAACTCTACGACCAACTCCCTGATAATCCAAGTTTCTACGGATTGGATTTGCCATTGCTTGACCTAAAGCAACCTTACCTTCTGTCGTCATTAATGCTCGACGAATTAACTCATCCTTCTGCTCTTCGGTAAAAGAAGGGCTACCGGAAAGAGCATGATTCGATGGTTGATTTCTTTCTAAAATCGAAGCATATTTTACAATCTGTGAGAGAGCGTCGCGATCACTTAATGCGTTTAACTCTCCGTGAGTGTTGAACATACTCATTTAAAACCTCCAATATATATTGAAGTTCATTTAATAATGAACCCTTTTGTCAAATTTGACTTAAATTGCTGACTATTATCAGCTGACTCACAACAATATAAGTCTTATGTATTTCTTTAATTATTAATCCAACTTAAAGATTGGCACCAAATCCTGCACCAAAATACTGAATAACTAAACGATCTGGGTTAGAAGTTGCCCCAACTAATCTTCCTGGAGTATTAACGAGAGATCTATTACTGGTCATTTCTACAAACATAGCAACCTTATCTTCAGTATCAGAAAGGCTTGTTAATTTACCAGTATTATGTTCTCTATATATTAAATCACCTGGTAATGGGGTGTCATTTAAGTCACCCAATCCAGCACTTACGGCATCCAATGATACGGCATAAAGTCCTGGTTTATCCCAAAGTGTTACTTTACCAGAAGCAGCGGCGGTATGTGGGCCAAGATTGGCACTAACAGCGGTACCAAGACCAACTGGAGAACCTATTAATCCACCCAACATAGTTCCATATTTTGCTGTTCCATCGTCTATTAAATAAAAGGTTTTCCAAGGCTCTACCTTTATATCTCCCTTGCTTGCATCTAAAAACGAATCGCTATAACCATCAGCAAGACGGGCCACTACTCTAGTGCCAACATTTGCTCCATCTGCTACATAGCCGTCAAATACATCTGCGGCTGCTTTTTCAGAAGAAGTATTAAGTCTTGATGTTTTATCCAATACAGCCAACTCGCCACCAGTTACAAGAGATAAGTCCGTATCTAGTAAGTCAAAGTCGCCAAGTGATTGTAAGCCAGGTTGTAAGATGTATAAAGCCATTTAATTATCCTCTGATAGTGGTATAAATGTGGGGCCAGTTACCCAGCCCCGCATTTTTAATCTTTTATGTATTAAGCGTTATGAGTAGCACCCAAGTATTGGATCACGATACGATCAAATACTTCACTTGCACCTACTAAGCGTGCTGGGGTATTTACTAATGAACCATTGCTAGCCATTTCTACGAACATAGCAATTTTATCGCTAGATCCTGGTGATTCTGCAAGAGAACTTAATTTACCAGTAGTAGCTCCACGATATAACAATGCACCTGGTAATGGAGTATCAGTTAAGTCGCTCAAATCTGCAAGAACGGCGCTTGTTGATACAGCATAAAGTCCTGGTTTATCCCAAGCAGTGACCTTGCCAGAAGCAGAGGCAGTGTGTGGGCCAAGATTAGTTCCGGTAGTAGTAAGGCCAGTTGGAACACCAATTACCTGACCGAATAATGTACCGTAACCTGCTTTTCCATCATCCAAGAGATAAAACAATTTACGACTTTCACTTGAAGTATCTGCAATGCGTAATATAACGCGTGTAGCGGCAGAAGAACCATCTGCTACATATCCGTCAAATACATCTGCTGCGGCTTTTTCGCTACTTGTATTAACGCGCGAAGCCTCGTCAAGAGTACCAACTTCTCCACCGACTACATTGGGTAAATCAGTATCATCACAATCGAAATCACCAAGGGGTTGAATTCCTGGTTGTAAAATATATAAAGCCATTTAATTATCCTCCCAAAATTTTAATTTGGTTTTTTAGTTTTGGGAATATTCTTTTTGTAAAGAACATAGTTCTCCACAGAGAATAACCTTTCGTATATATATTGTTATATTAGTAGATTTTCGTCATTTATTATGATCTTTCTAACATTTTTAACACTTTTATTAAATTATTATAAGAAATTATGCTTTTGTTTTGCCTATTAACAAAGGTTCCAGATATGTCTTTGCCTGTTCTTTCGACAGGAAACTCTCTTTCCAGCGCTTCTAATGCTGAAATTGTTGTATTATCAACTTCGCCCGTGACTGGAATATTATAACCTCTATTATTTAATAATTGTTGAACTTTGGTTATTTCGTTATTACCCAATGGTTTATTAGAAGTTTGTAAATTTATAGAAATTCCCAAGTCTTTTCCAAGTTTTCCAATATTATTTTGCGAATTATCTATAAATTCTTTAATTTTAGATCTTGCTTGTTCTGCCACTCCACGATCTTTGCTATTTCTAACAACCTGATCCCAATTATTAAGAGCTGATGTCAAATTAGTAACTTCTTGAACAACACCATTTAGATAGGTTTTTGCTGTCACTTCTGGATCTTTATCAATATTGTCGTCAAGATGATCTGCTAATTGTTGTATTTTATTAGCCGCGCTCTTGGCACTATTTAATATATTTGAACCCAATCCAGAAGTCTGAACTGCATTTAAAGTACTTAAAAGCCCATTTGATTTAGAAGTGGTGCTTTTTGATTCATCATTAAACCAATTAAACAATTTAACAGTAGCAAGCCCGCCGCCCGTTAAAGCACCAGCGGCAAGACCAAGTTTTTTAGCCATATCTCCAATGCTAAATCCTAATAGTTTATTACGCAATGGGACTGATACTGCATCGTCTTTAATAAGTTTAACTACTTTATCGAGAGACAATAGTTCTTCTAATTTTCTAAAATTATTTGGGTTGGACAGCCAAAATTGCAATTGTTCTTCGCCGCCGGGGAGCCGTTTTTTGGTTAAATATTCTTCGAGAAATTTTGCTGAGTTCCCGATGTTTTTGCTTTGAGACGAATTTATAGCTTTTGTGTCTCTTAAAATTTGAGACACTTGGTTTCGCCAATCACCCACTAAAGTAAATAAATCTGGATCGGAAGAAGCTAATCTTAATGCCTCGTCTGGATTTTTTTCAGCAGAAATGAACACATTTTTTAATTTTTGTATTTGATCTTGTGTTTCCGCTATTTTTCTTTCTGTATCCATTTTACTTTTACTAAATAATTTAATACGATCAAATATACCTTTATTTTTTTCTTCAATTCCCTCGTATTTCGCTATATTACGATCGGTTCTTTCCAAGAATCTTTCTAGCTCTTTTAAATGTGAATTTCGTTCAGCAATTATTTTTGATAGTCCCGTTCGTGCTCCATTTGCTTTTTCTTCTAATTCGCGGGTAAGTTTTGTGCGAATTAATTTTGATAAATTAAGCCCCTCACCAACTTCTTCTACTATCTTGGTTGGATTTTTAGAACCCGCCTTCCACCAATTTTTCAAAGCACCTAATAATTCTCCGCCAGATGATTTTATAGCTTTTCCTGCTGCTCGGGCAATATCATCTATTAAACCAACGGGAAGTGCTGTTTTATATAATGGACTTATCCCTGTTTGGGCGCCTATTATAAAGGGCTTTTTGCTTTCTCCAATAATTTCTTTGCGGCATCTGTAAGTAAATCGGCGGCAGCAACTTCTTCAAGTTCATCGCAAGTTTCAGCAGTTTTAAGTAATACATTGGCTAAAGCGGCGTATCTATGAACTAAATTACCAGTAGGCATTTTATTTATCACTTCTATCATTTTTTTCTGATTTTCTATTTCATTCTCCACTAATGCCCCATCGCCCATGCTTTCAGCAATATATACCGGTTCTGGGTGTGCTACTTCCATTATACTTTTTTCTGATGGTTCAAGTCTTTTTTCTTCTATTGTTTTTTTATTTTCTTGATAGGGATTTGGTGCAGGTAAAGCACTTTTATTTAAGGCTATTTTGATCAACTCATTCATAGTTTCAGATTTATCATAAACCACATTATCAGATTTTTCACCATAAAATTTTACCATATCATCAACTCCTATACTTCAAAAAGTTTTTTTAAGTCCTTCATATTATTATCGTATGTTTTTTCTTCTACATTATTAAAGAGTCCGGCAATAGCATTATCAAGCGAACCATCTAATTTTACATCATCTCCTGCTTTTAGGCCCATTTTCTTATCTAAATATTTACCAAAATCTTCAATTCCATAACCTTGTTTTGATAAAAACTTATCCAATATAAGGGCTATACTTCCACCAAACAAACCACCGAAAGCGGGCATAGAGTAAGTTGCTATTCTAAAAATATTCTCGAATGGGCCCTCATTTTGTCGCCAAAATTTCCATTCACGATTTTCTTCTTCCAAGGCGCTTAATGGATTTTCTTTTGCCTTTTCGTATAAATCAGATAAAGTTGTTATACCAAAAGTTAATAAAACCCAAGTGGTAATTTTCTTAACTAACGACGCAACCAATACTATTATTTTTTTAAGACCAGTTAATTTTAATAAACTTAATAGGCCGCCATGTTTATTTATTTCTTCTTGGGTGAATGCATATTTTATAAGCTGGCTATTCATTAATAACCTCTTAAAACATCAAACCTTGGGCCAGAAACATATTTTAATAATAAAGGCATGCTCCAATCTTCTGATTTAGCTCCTCTGAAAAGTCTAACCATGAGCGCTACTATATCATTGTCTCGCATACCCTTTTGTTTTAAATATTCATAAGCGTTGTAATTTTGTTCAGTTTGTGGATCTCTCAACATTCTATTTCGCAAACAGGCTAAAATTTCTTCTGGACTTGGATCTTCCTTGTCTTCTCGACATTGAGTTTTCTGATCATATTGCGTCTGAGTGTTTGGTTGCTTTTTACCCTGATTGTCTTGTTCTTGTGGTTTCATTTTATTTACCACCGCTGAAAGAAGACCAGCCAATCCAGTAAGATATTCCTTATCTTGTTTCATAAGATTAGTATTTTTTACATCATCTTTGTTAATACCAATACTACGCGTCATATAATTTTCTATTGCAGGATATTTTTCCAATAAAGAATGAAGTGCTACGGAAGTATTTGTTCCATAATCTCCATCTTCCGCAATACGAGAAATTCCAGTTTTTAAATTAATATTTAAATAGTTTAACGCCTTTTGTAATGCTACAACTACCGGATCTTTTATTGATTGAGATTTTTGTGCCTCTGGGCTAACTACAGATTTTTGTTTTTCGCCGCCACCAGCAGGAGTAGCGCCCGGCATATGAACCGCTCGTTTTGAAATATTTAATTTTTGGAAGCTTTTCTTTTTATTACCACCTTGCTTTCTTTGTTCTTGTTTTAATAATGCTTGAAGGCCAGAAATTAGCCTCATCATCATTGAGCCATACTGATTAATATCTTGTATTTCTGCCTTACCCGCCAATATGTTTTGTGCCAAGTTAAAAGCTGGCACTTCGTATTTTTCATATTCAGGTGCAACTCCAGATATTTGAACAATCTGGTTGTGAAGATCTATTACCTGTTTTGCTCCAGCCTGATAATCCTGACCCGTTTGTTTGCCCATTTCTTTTATTAATTTAGAGCCTTCTTGTTGGGCGGATTGTTTAATTTGTGCTAATCCAGTTTCAGTTGCTTGGATAGTTTTAGTAAGAGCGGTTTCTGCTTGTTTGGCGTCAAAACCCCAATCAGTTAAATTTGGTTTAATTTCCGATCCCCACTGTTCCCACATTCCTTTTAAATAAGCTAAAAGAGAACTAATATTTTGTATTTGTTCTTTGATTTGACTTGCTCTTTGTGTTGGATCTTGTGATTTAACTTGAATTTGAAATACATTTTTAAATTGTTCCAATTCTTTAATCCAGGTATCAACTACATTTTTTGCTTTATCGTTTGGATCTAAAGCATCAAGTCTTGAGATAAGATCTTCTACATTGTCGTCTGCATGTTGCATTACGCTATAAACAGTATAAGCAACTCCGGCAGCCGCTAATACAGCTGGAACAATACCAGTTCCTATTCCCAACCCACCTAAAATGCCAGCGCCTATTCCAGTGCCAGCAGCGGCGGCACTTCCCGCTCCAATGCCAGCGCCAAGTAAAGCATCCAATCCTAAAGCATTACCTATGTCTGCCCAGTCCCAAGCAACCTTTTGTAGTTCAGATTGTTTCAGGTTATTGGCAAATTTAACTAATATTTCATCTTTTTCAGAAATAATATTCATTTTAGCCCCTATATCGCTTTTTCTACATCTTCTTTTGTAAGCCCCGATATAACCTGATTAACCCACATACCAAGTATTCCAGCATGAGCGTTTGGAGTTTTGTTGTATTGACTAACAAGTTTATCCGCTTCTTGGCTCAAGTAATCACTTATAGATGGTGAATTTAAATAATTAGCATTTCTAAACTTCCTGTCAAAAGCACTACGAAGTTCTTGAAGCACTATATTTTTATCAATGCCCTTTTGTTTTTCGCCCCGTTCTTGTGGTTGTTGCGCCTTTCCTTCTTTTTCCTCGCGCATAATTCTTATAGCATTTTTGGTTTCTGGCCCAACAATTCCATCTTCTTTGATCTTTTTGTATTTTCCAGCAAACATTTTATTAAATCTTTGTTGAAAAGCCATTACCATTGGATTTTGTGGTTTTATCGTTATAGAGTTTTTTTCCTCAACTTGTTTTTTATATTCAGGATACATCTTTTGTATCTTGGCAATTTGATCGCCTATAATATTCCCTATATCAGAATTGCTTCCAGCAACATATTGTCCAATTGAAAGAAGACTTTGCATAAATCTGTCCAAGTCATCGGTTGGAAGTCTTGAAATCATTTGCGTTGCCTTTGTTCTTACATTTGCCTCTTCTGGGCGCGGGTTCAAAGTATTTATCCAAGAAATAAGTTGATTTTTTGCCTGTGCCACATTAAAATCTTCAGCTCTTTTGCTTATTTGCTGCTTAACACTTTTCACATCCACAACTGCAGCCGTTGGTGATGCTACTGATTTTTTTAATATACCATCCACTGCGTTTGCTTGTTTGGCATAACCTAAAGTATCTAATTCATCAGCTAAAGTAATTAAAGTATGCTCAACCACATCTTCTTCTGTGGCAATTAATTGAATGGCGTTTTTAAGCCCCTCTAATTTATCGGCATGACCTAATTTTGAAAGTTTATTATAAAGATTTACAAGAGTAGCGTAAGTTCCCTTTGGTGCTTTTTTAGCAACTTCAACATCTCGTTCTTGTTGTTCTACTATGGTCTCAACAAGATTTTCTTTAGTTTTGCTATGGGTTAATTCGGTTGCAGTTCCGCCGCCTTTATGTGCCTGATCTACCAAATCTTCTCCAGTTTCGCCAGATACATCATAAAGTTTATCAGCACCTTGTTTGTTTATCTCACTTTCAGCAGAAGCTTTTGATACTAAAGCAAGTGCATTTGCTATGGATTGGCTATAAGCTTCTTGATAATTAGCTGGCATTTTTTTCAATTGTGCTTGTAATTTTAAAACAAAAGGTTTAACTTTAGATTTAAGAACCATTGCTTTATTTTTACCATCAACATCTGGACTGGCTGACCAACCATCAACGAATTTTTTGAATTCTGGGGAGCCTAATTCCTTTAATAATGCCGAGCCATCAGTAATTCTTTGGCCATTATTAAGCATATTTATCATTGGAAATGCCAAAATCTGTTCATCAAAAGCACTAACTTTTGTAGATGGCATTGGATTTTGAGTTGGCCCTGGTAAAGTTTCGGGGCCAGCAGCGGTTTTAACTATTTCATTTTCTCCCAAGATACGAGACAATTCGCGCAAAACCGAGCTTTCGTCGAATGATATATTTCTCATAATTTTCTCCCTTGTTATTTCAATTTTTCAATTTCTTTTATAGTTTTTTCTATGATATAAGCAGTTTCATGATCTCCATTTTTGCCCACATCATAAGCGATTTTTTCTAATTCGTTAATTATTTGTTCTTCCACTTTAACAATTACTACTGGTTCTATATCTTCACTCACTATTTCTTTTTGTTCTATTTTCTCGACAACACAATCTAACTTATCACCAGCAATTTTTAATTTTGATAAAGATGATAAAATTAATACAAGATCTTTAGTATCTATTAAATTAACAATCTCTTGTTTGGTAATTAATCCACTATCAATTACTCTTTTAGCTTCTTGAATTATCATATCTTTCAAAAAACTTTTTACAATTTTATCATCATTTAATAAATCTTGTGCTATGCTCATTGTGTCTCCATTTTATTATAACCACATAAATTCAATGGTGTTATTAATTGCAGTTGGTGGCCCCGTGCAAAGAGCTACACCAGGATGTTGAGGGGTTTCTTGTCTGGTGGTTAATTTGCCCTCTGAATTAACAAACAGGGTTGCATTAACCACATATCTTTGTTTTGTATCATACATATCTGTTTCAAAAATACCTCTTTGAAACCAAATGGTAATTCTTCCATTTCCAACCGTTGTATTATCACCTGGAATATTTGGGATGCGATATATATAATTAACTATAACTCTAACCGTATCTGGTATTCCGTCGCCATCTAAATCTTTATTTATTGCCGTTCCCTCTGATACTGTAATAACTCCATTTATTTCATTCAAAGTAATTCCTTCTATATCGGCAATAAAACTACTTCTCACTATGTTTGCAAACCTCAGCTCTTGTTTTGCTGCCATTGCCACCACATAGTTTCCGTATCCATCACTTACGCCAACTACTGGAACATCCACCACTTCATCCACAACTGGTGCAGTAAAAGCAGCGGTATTTATTTCATCAATTATACCAATTGGTGCGGAGCCATCAGAAACACCACAAACAATTTCATTACCAATTACTTTAAGCTGACCTATCATTCCAGGTTCAAAAGTAGAAGTCGGATCTACGGGATATGAAAATGGAAGTCCAGAGCCAATTTGCACTAAGCGCAACATGATGAAGCCTCTTGCTCTCTAAATAATTTATTCATTTTTCTTCCTTAAAAAATAATTAAGCTTCGTCTTTGATATTTTTAACAATAACTTTTAAAGCATCATCAACTAAACTTGCTGCATCTTCGGCACCAGAAGCATCCAACTCTTCAGCCAATTTTACTAAGTTGTTTAATAGGCTCTGCAAGTCTGCTTTCTTTTTCTTCTTGCCTTTTGCTTTTGGCTTTTCTTTCTTCTCTTCCTTATCTTTTTTATCAGCATCTTCTTCTTTATCTTCTTTTGGTTCTTTTTTTGCCGCAGTTTTATCTAAGCCAACATCACGCTTATTTAAAAGATTGACGAGCTCAGATATCATTTCATTACCATATTTTGACATATTTAACCCCTTATTATATTACTAAGTTTAATTTTCATACTTATCGTCAGGTTTGTCTTTTGAAATCCAGTCATCGGCATAAAATTGAAAATATCCTTGAATTTCCTCTTCAGTTAAACCTATTTTCTTTAACTCTTCTATTTCTAAAACAATTTCCAAATCTAATAAAAATTTTTTTATTTGCATTTTTTTATATAAATGAGAGAGGGGGAGAGTTGCCTCTCCCCCTTAAAATATGAATTCTATTTGACTACAAATTACTTCCAACCAAGATTATCTAATAAATCTGTCAAATCTGGTTCTTGTTCTGACTTACCAGCGGTGACATTCATTGCTTGAGTTGCTGCGTCTAAACCAACTCTTGGCAACGATCCACTTTTCTTTGAAGATTTATAATTTGCTATAACTCGCTTATTTGATTCAAAAGCAGCATCATCAAAGTGCATGATTTCATCAACATAAGTGTCAAGTGCTTCGCGAGTTGTCGCGATCAAGCCTTTATCTTGTGCTTGAAGACCAACATCATAAGCTCTGCGTAGTTTCACTTTATAAGTATTATCTGATGCTTCTTTTTTCTTGGAAGTAAATTCTTTGCTTAAGTCCGCACCAAAACTACCGGCGCCGGGAGCTTGAGCAAAATATTTTTTCCAATAAGCAGCTGCGGCAGAATCAACTTTGCCTTCGGCAACTAATTTCTCAACATCTGCGGCAGTAAAAGCACCTTTCACAATTTGCTCTTGAAGTGATGCGGCGGCTTCACGAACATTGCGTGGTTCGCTTTCAGCAACATCTCTCATAATAGCATGAACTTCTGAAATGGTCTCTACTTTGGCTTCTGGAGTTTTAGTGTGAGTTAATTCAGTCACAGTTCCCTTGCCACCTGGATGTGCTCTAAAATAAGTTGGCTCTGTTGCATTTTCTGCTTTACCAAGATCCAATTCATATTTACCTAACACATCGCTGGCTTCTGCAACTAATTTTTCTCTTGCTGCCTTACGGGATGCAGTTTTGCCAACTTCGGCATCCATTGCAGGCATACAATTTGCATCATGTTCATCTTCTGGGCCATGAGCGCACATTGTCTCTGCTTCGTCTGCCATCATTGGAAGAGCATCTGCAGCATCATCTTCTTTTACTTCCATTGCCTCATCTTCCGCAAGCTGTGGGTGCATTGGCTTACCAGTAGCATCCACTTCACTTTTTTCTTCTTTAAGAAGCTGTTTCATCTGACCTTCTTCTTGTGGAGTTAAAGCCATATCCTCATATTCCATTGCGGCTTTTAAAAGATTGGCACGATTTTCAGCACGGACTTTTAAAGCACGATCTAAAAGTTCTTGAGCTTTTGCTTCTTTTTCGTCCTTTTTCTCCTCTTTATCTTCTTTATCGGCCTTTTCTTCTTTTTCCTCTTTCTTATCTTCTTTTTTCTTTTTGGTTTTCTTTACCTTTTTCTTAGCAGCTTCAATAACCAAACTGGCTTCAGAAACTAATTTATCGCCATCTGAAAGTGCTTCACCAGCGGCTTTCACAAGTTTAGTTTGAACTGATGCTTCTAACTTATCTAACCCTTCAAGAGTTTCGCTGATAAGTGCTAATTCATCGGCGGCGTCATCCAATAAGGCTTCAACTTTTAACAAATCTTCGCCTGATGCTAAAACCTGATCCATTGGTGATTGCTCTGCTTTATTTGCGCTCATATCAACATCAACAAGTTCATTATCGCTGCCAGAAACCAAATCACGAATTTCTGATATTTTCTCTTCCATTGTGCTTAGTGCTGCATTTACTTTTTCCATCATACCACCATCTTTCTTTTCTTCGGCAGTTGGGGCAACTGGTGCCTGTTCTGCTGGTGCGGCAGCTTCTGGAACTGCTGGTGCTGGCATTGGAGCAACTTCTGGAGTTGGCTCTGCTGCACCCTTGAGTAAATATGCTGTTCGTTCAAAACCTTCCGAACGAATTGACTTCATAACTTCTTTGCCATAATCTTTTGAGCTGAAGAAGTCCCAATTGGCATCAACTTCATCTTCAAATGCTTCGGTGGCAGTAGCAGAAAGAATTAACTTATCATCTGCAAATATATCCCACTTTGATGCACCTTTGACCAAATTACCTTTTGCATCAGCAACTTTGGTAAGTTTAGCACGAAGTTTTGCTCTTAAAAGATGTTCTTTGACTTTAAGATCATCTCCCATAAGACCATCTTTGCCTGTCTCTAATGGTTCGCCTACCATTTGCTTATCTTGGGTGTTGCGAATTGTATCAGCATCTTCTTTTGGATATTTTGGCTTGCCTGGGGTTGGCTCATTTATTCCGCCACCACCTTGAAAATAAGCACGACGCTGAAGTCTTCGTGCCTCTAATTCAGCTTCAGTTAATTTACCTTCCGTGCTAACTTCTTGAACTAAAGCTTCTCTTTTTAACTTGCGATCTTGAAGTTCCTCGGCGCGAAGTAGTTTCTTTTTAACTTCTTCATCACCAGGGTGCATTCCTTCGGATCCAGTTTCTAACGGTTCGCCTACCATTTGCTTATCTTCTTTATTGCGGATTGTGTCCGCATCCTCTTTTTCATATTTTGGCTTGCCCGGAGTTGGTTCATTAACGCCTCCGCCACCAAGCCAATAAGCGCGTCGAGCTTTTGCTCTTGCGCGTAGTCTCGCAGAATTCATATTTTTCTCCTCCTTAGAGATTGATAATCTAAGATCATTTATATCTTTATTCATATTTTCCAACTTGGATCGAAGAAGACCTATTTCATTAACTAAAGCACCCTGATTTTGGTCTCCCTCTAAACTTGCTAATCTCTTGGACGGATCCAATGAGATATTAGTCGGCTCTGGTTCTGGTGCCTGCATGGCATAACCCTCTCCACCGCCAGTTGTTGCTCTTGTCGCTTCTGGGGAATGGTCTTCTGGCAAACCGTCTAACACCGCTCTTTTCTTTGCTTCAAGTTTTGCCTTTTCTTGTGGATCAGTTGCCTTTTCAATTTGTTCTTGTAAGGCTTGAATTAAACGGGCAGTATCACCTTTATCATCTTCTGATAATTTTTCTAGGCTAGCGACTTTCATTAACGAAGAAAGTTTTTGCTGAATGTCGCTAAAAGCATCTGCTAATGATTGTAGTTCTGTTGGATTTACGCAGCAGTCAGCTTTCATTTTTTCAATATTTGCTTGTTTTGTATTAACATAATTATTCATGCTCGCTATAACATGTTTTATTTTTGCTAATGTATCTGCTGGGGTCACCACCAAACTTAATTCGATTGGATTTAGATCAAGATTAATTTCGCCATAATTAGCACGGGCACGAATACAATTACAATATTCTTTTTCAACCGTTGCTATGTTTTGGCATTCAGTGCAAACTGATCTACCTACCGCTGTGCCCATAGAAACTGAATTGGCATAACCCGTTTCTACTTTACGAGCGAGATCAGCATAGTTTTTCTTGTCGAGTGCAAATAGAGCATGAACTCTTTTGAATTTTGGATCATAATAAGTATCAACTATAATTCCCCTAACGCCCTCTACCGAATCTGATTTATGATCTTTGCATAATGGGCGACCTATCCACATTTTGTGTGCTTTTTTAAGTTCTGCTTCTGGAAAAATATCGCCGTTATGATTTTTATAAGGCTTTACCCCATCTGGTGAAATCCATTTAACCGATTCTTTTCCGTTTGATAATTTAACTGCTTCAAACCAACCCTTAACTGGCTCGCCCTTTGTATTTAACTTTGGATTTCCAGTTGCCTGATCAACCAGGGCGGCTTCGGAGGCATGCATCATTATAGCGTGTCCATATAAAAAGTCTTCTGCCTTTGGTGCTATTTTCTTCAATTGCTTTGCCATCTTAACAAACCTTTCAGCAACATCTTCTTTTGCCAATGCTTGTTGTGGAGTAAGCAAATCCGTTTCTGGATTGAAGTTTAAATTTTCACCAATCTTTTTAAATGCCATTTTTAACTCCCTTATTAGCCATTTATCGCCCTGTCATCGTCTATTTTGTTTAAGACATTATTTATCTGTTCGATTAATTTTTTATATCCGTCCGCTGTTTTATCTGGATCGCCCATGCTTTTAGCGATACTGCGCATTCCGCTAATATGATTTGCCAGCCACATTAAATCACCATAATTTAATTCATTTAAACTTTTTATACTTTTATTATATATACTACTTATTACTTGGTGCCCAAAACTATCTAATTCGCTCGCATCGTCTTTACTTACTGGGCCGCTGCTCCAAGGTTTTCCAGTCACAGGATTATGTGTGTTTATAGTTTGTTCCTCTGGCTTTTCTATACCTACCCTTTTACGAGCCGCATCCATATAATAAGCACACTCATCTGGGTCGTGCGCTTCATTTGATTTTGCGTTCATCAAATCTTGGGTTAGAAATTTAAATTCTTGTGTCGTTATGCCCAAGTCTTCATTGTTCATACCAAGCAAACCTTTTATGGCACCATCAAGATCGTCATTTTTAAGTGCTCTAAATAATTCATGTCTGCCTGCGTCTTTTTTAATTAAGGCGTCAATTTTAGCCACTTCTTTTGTATAACCGCGTTTGTCTAATTCATCGGCTAATTTAATAAGGTTCTCAAGCATTAATCACCATAATATAATTCGAAATTATTTTTTTCTGCAAATTCAGAGACCGCTTGTTTTGCCTCTTCTTTTGTATTAAATGGGCCAAGTGGTGGTAGTTCTTTAATTAAATAACCTTGTTTGTCATCAAATTTAACCCAGATTTTTTGCCCTCTTAATAATTTATCAGGAGCATCGCCCATTTCCAATTCTTCTGCTGGAAGCATCTTATTTCCAACGACCGCGACTGCACTATCGAAATAATAAGGCCATATAACTTTAATGTCATTTTGCTCGACCATTTTTTCTTTCTTTTCTACTGGTTTATATCCAACATTTGCCACTATTAACGCTTTTTTCAACACATCTAATGGATAAGGTAAATTATCAGCAACAAGATCTAACATAGAGTATCCAGCAAGGTCTTCGCCAAGTTTTGCCTTTGCTTTGGAAACCACATCTTTAACTTTCTTTGATATTTCAAAAATACTCAATTCATTTTTGTCTTCTGCATTTGCTTCGTCTTTTTTCAATCCATTTATTGGATTATACATTTTATCATAGAATTGAGAGGCTTTAATATAAAAATCACCAAATTTTGCTCTCATATTACTGTCATTATTATTGTACATTTTGCCACTTAAATATCTTAAAAAGGAATTTAATGCGCCTTCATCTAAATCCTCTAACCTTTGAACATTAGTCTTAAAATAATCTGTCATTATGTTTCGTTCTAATAATGTAAGAGTAAAATCTGGATTATCCATATCATACGGCTTTTCTTCTGATTCTGTATGTTCTTCTGTGAATTCTTGCTCGAATTGTTTTAGTCTTTCCTCATCCATCGGACGACCATAATATTTTTCATATTCATCTGGATCCATAGTCGCTTTCTTTAACAATTCATCGAGCAGGTCTGCTTCTTTAAATAAACCCAATTTATCGAGTTGATTTGCAAGTTTTACAAGTTTATTAAGCATTAAATAAGTTCCAAATTCTATCTCGAAAGTTTAACATTTTTTCTGCTGACTTAAACATTTCACTTGCTTCGGCATCTGATATTTCTTCATCTAAACTAAATAAAAACTCATTAAATGCCTCTTTTCCAATAGAAGCTAATTCTTTTTTTGTATTAAATTCTTTGCCTAAAAGTCGCTTCATCAGTTGTTTTTCCCATGTATAAAATTCGCTTTTAACCATTGGCATATCTGACGCTTGTTTTAATGATTGTCCATCATTAGCATCGTCTTCGAATGCTGGTTCTTTTCCGCCCCAAAATTCATCCATTTCTTCGTGGGTTGGTGCTTCTTTGTTGGTGCCAGTGTAAGAAACATCTTCATCTGGAACCATGCGATCTGGCATTAAGTCTTTTTGTTCATCAGTGATGCGAGCAAAAGAAAATGGGTCTTCTGCGTCTTGTTCCTTCTTATCTTCTTTTTTGAGTGATTTTAAATATTCTTTTGGCAACTTACGACCAAAGGCCATTTCATACATCTTGTGAGTTGCCCCATTTATCTTGTCGCTTAATTCTTTTACTTCTTTAAGCATATCTGGCAACTTTAAGCCCTTCACTTCACCATCTACATTGAAATAACGAAGGCGTCTCATGAGTTCTTCAAGTGCTTTTACCGAGTCGGTCATATCATTGCACACACAGCCCAAAAATTTAAATAATTCGTCTTTTACTTTATCGTCCATTTTTTTAAGTGGCTTGTTTGATTTTGGACGGGCGGCGAGACTTAATATTGTTTCATCTACTGCCGCAGCTAACTTGGTTTGTCCTGCGTTGTCAAACCTATCAGCCATTTTAACTAACTCTTTGATTATTTCATCCATGTTTGCCTCGTTAATCTAATTTGGTTTCTTCTATTTCACATTCACAGATTAATTTGTTATTACTTTCATTAACAACTATTATAGTTTTTGGTTTATGGCACTTTTCACAAATCAATTGTTTTTCGCCATCATCCACGCTTATTATTGGTTGGGCATCTCCTGTCTTAACGAATGTCATTGTTTTTCTCCGCCTCTTCTTTTTCTACTAAATTGAGAAGCCGCTCATTCCCTTCATCTTGTTTTTCTAAATTATCATAATATTCTATTCTTTTATCCAAATCTTCTTTTGTGCCCCAACTGGAATAACAATTGCACCCGTCTTTTTTACACTCTTCGTCGTGGAAGAAATGATTACACAACTCACATGGTTCTGCTTCCTGATGTCCCTCTTTACATCTAAAATCTGCTCGACCATTTTCTGGATCGTTGCCTGGATACATAAACACTAATTGTTTATTACATTTTGGGCACGTTTTAGTTGTAGTTGGGCGGCTTTTATGTTTTAACGCCATCCATTCTTTTAATTTTTCCATGTCCATTGGTTTCCCATAATATTTAGCATATTCTTCTGGAGACATGGACGCCTGTTTTAATAATTCGTCGAGTAAATCTGCTTCCTTGAATAAACCCAATTTATCGAGTTGGTTTGCTAAAATAACAAGTTTTTCAAGCATTAATCGCCCCTATCAAATGGAAAGTCTTTTTCTCTGTATCTTAATTTCCATTGTCCTGCCTGTTGTTTAACTTTTTCATCGAACGCTATAAATATATTTTTAGCATATTCGGTATGATTTGGATCTTGTGCCAAATTAACCAACTCTTTATGTAAATTCATCAAGTCATCATAGTTTAACGATGCGATATTTTTTTTACGAGATAGTTCAAATAAAATTTCATCTTCTTGTGGTGTTAATTCTACTCTTTCAGACTTCTCTATTTTTACTTCTGGTGATACTGATGGAATTATATCTTTACTTATGTCCTCATACTCGTGTTCTTTTAATCTTTCAGTATCCATTGGTCTTCCGTAATACTTTTCGTATTCTTCTGGGGTGAAAGCTCCGAATAATCTAATAAGCCTACTGCGTTTTTGTATTCTAAATTTTAATTCGCTTATTCTTATTCTACCCAAAATATCATTCTCAATGTGGCTAAATAGTTGAGAATTAACGACATCTACAATAGATTTTTGTCTCTTCTCTAATTGAGCCGTTATTTGTTCCAGAGTTTTGGTGAAATTATCTCTATCAGTTTCACCAAATAAGTCCATTAATGCTTCAACGCCATCGGAAAGTTCGCCTATTTCAGCGATTAATATTTCCCTTAATCGTATCATTTCTGGATCACTAATTTCTGTCGCTTTCTCGAGAGTTGTTTTAGTGTGTTCAAGAAAGTGATTAAAAGCTTCTTTTAACTTTCTCTTATAACGAATAAGACGACCTCTATATTTGGTATTAAGATCTTCTTTGGATGGACGCTGATCAGTTATAGCATTTCTTAACTCTAATACTATTTTAATGGCAGAATTAAGTTCTTTTACTATCGTTTTAAACTCTTTTTTGACATTTCTGGCTATTTCCTTCTCTTTTTCGGTTATTTCAAGGGTCATTTGGGGATTTGCGACAATTTTCATATTTAGAAAAGCCCCCATGATTTTAGAATAAAAAGTCAAAAAAATACACTTGCCCAACAAGTATATAATAAATTATTAATAGATTTTGATGGTTTATATTTACATTTTTAACATATTTATACATTTCTGTATAATTTAAGGCGCGATTTTATACCTATTGTCTAAATTATCATAACTTCGGTAGAAATAACTATCAGAAAGCCCATTAAATTGATTTGTGGCGTCATTGGTACTGCCCTGTAAGCCATTTGAGTGTGTAAGCATATCTACATTGTCCATATCATAAGGATTGTTCCATAAGGTAAGAGCCGACTGATATGCTTCTGGATTTCCGCCCGCTTCATTTGGTTGTATCGCTTCCATTGCCACCATTAGACCATTTAAAAATCCCATGCTTTCATCGTTATTTGGGTTCATTCCAAATGCTTTTGCCAAGTAAGTCTCAATTCTGTTATTTTTTATTAAGTTGTCAAAAATGCCATCATTGTAGTCTCGTTTTACTTTTTGAACCAAGTCGGACATTCTTTTATTTTCCATTTCCTCTTCGTATCGCATTTCATCTATTTCATAATCATATGGATTGGCAAGGGTAGTTAATATATCATCTGCTTGATCGGCTAATTCAAACTCTCCCATTTTATCGAGTTTATTAGCCAAATTAGCAAGCCTTTCTGCCTCTGGTGCATTAAAGGTGCCTTGACTAAATCCAGTATCACCCAAGTTGTTAATATTTTCCGCGTTTCTTTGTGCGTCTGGGATCATACTTGCGTCCTCTAAACTCTGATCTATGTCTCCCATAATAGCATACATTTGTTCTGCCTTTTCAATTAATCCAGCATTTTCTAAATATTGAGCCATTTCTGATATTGCTTTAAGTGCCTTTGTTTCATTATCTTGTGTATCTTGGTCATCAGCTCCGTGTCCTTTAAAATACCAAACCGCCTTCTCATGTTTTTCTGCCTCCGATCGTGAATTAAAAGTTCCTAAATTTTTTCTTTTACCACTTTTATCTTTTTTACGCGAATATAGGCGATAATGTCCATTTGGAAGTTTTTTTATAATGGCTGTTTTAATCATAGTATTTCCTTTTAATGAATGACCCCACCATATCCCTGTTCGAGGCGTTTCTTTCTTACCTCTTCACTTGGTTGTTTAATTGAGGGTTGAACGGCTATAACATCATATTTGCCACCGCCTGATCTAATAACACCCAAGTAGTAGAAATTGTGCGATTTACGAAATTCCCCAACCTCTTTTGATTTCAACTTAAACCTGTGTAAAACTTGGGCCTTTTGATAGTCTGCGGCGATTACATCATTTAATTCCGAATTTCTTAACGAGCTCATAGCATCCACGCCAGATTTTTGATAGTATTCTCTAAAATATTTACGCACAGATGTAGATACACCTATGCCCAATGATGATGTTTCTATCGCGGCGATTTTTTGACGAGTAGAAATATACATATTTACCTTTTTAACGGAACCTTGCTTATATCAAATGGTTTCTTTCGTGGATCATTATACGACTCATCTCTAATTTTTTTCAATTGTATTTCTTTCCATACCCCTTCTGGTGATGAGAATTTAATATTTGGATGAATGGTTTTTAATTTATTCATTACCTCACCATTCCACAATCCTGGTTTTAATCCCAGTGCTTTTCTTACTTGATTTATCGTATTATTATCAATCGCTTCTCGTATAATAATATCCAATTGGCTTGCTTCTTTAAGATGCCCCATATGATCAAGTTTATTGGCAAGTTCAGTCAAATCATTTAATATTTTTTTCATATAACACCTATTATTTCTTATTCATTATAGTTTTTATTTTAGCATCACTTAATTCATTATGCCAGATGTCTCCTACAATCTCGTCTATTCGTTTTTTAGAATAGTTTGGATTTTTCTTTTTAACATCTTTTACCATTTCATTAAACCAATTTTTTGGTGGCTTTGGGCGATTTTTATGAGGAGGTTTATCTGTTCCTTTACCCTTCCATTCCTTATATTTTGCTTCTTTTGCCATATTATCGAATTTATCGGCTAATTCAGTATCACCAAGATCGTCAAAATGATTAGCTAATGAGGTTAAATCTTCAACTTTAAGACCAACTCTTTTTGCCATAAGTTTCATTACTTCTTCAATTTCTTTTGCCTCGCTGTGAAATCCTTTTTTATCAAGATCGTAAGCCAGTTTGTATAATTTGGTAAGCATTTCATTTCTCCTTTACATTATATCTCGATCTTTCTTATTGTATAATTTTTGTCCAGTATTGCGCATAGAACGAACATTTTCCAATAACTTAAAGCCCGGTGTCCAGAACATTTGAATATATTGCTCTGATACATAAAACTCTTGGGTTCCAGTATTAAATACTAATACTCCGCTGTCATTATCATAACTTATAAAAGTAGCACGAATTATCATGTTGCTTATAGACTGGGCTTCAGCGTATTGAACCCACTCAAGGTCATGATTTACAAGTATTTCCACTTCTTTATTTTTAAAGTTTTTTTCAAAAAATGATCCAAGTCCCATTATTCGCCCTTCTTTTTATTTATTTGTTCTTGAACTTGTTTTAGCATTTCAATTAACTCTGGCGGTTCCCATTCTGGCAAACGCTGTATCATAACTTCTAATGCTTTAGATGCCTTGCCTTTATCCATGCGGGTCATATCTTTCTTACTATCATCGTAAGCATATTCGCCCACTATGTATCTTGGAAGAGCTGGCTTTGTTTTCCACGCCCACTCGTTGCTTTTTTCGCTTAATGGGTACTCTTTACCATTTATAATTAAAACTATATTTGGATTCGCAAAACTCTTTCCTCTTGCCAATGAAAAGACTAAACTTAATTTTCTGCCCTTCCAAGATTCTGGAGTTTTTTCACCCATTATATCCATAGCATCTTTAAATGATATGGATTTTCCAACACTACCCATGTGTGAAGATAATGTTGTATCATCTGAGAGTAAATTAACTTTGGCGTTGTATGGCTTAACATCAATAAAATTATTCCAGAGATCTCTAATTATTCTTGGTGCCACCGATGACAATGGTTCTGGTTTTGGCGCTGTTTTAACCCAAACCTTATGATCATCTAGATTTTGATGAGTAAAGGCATTTGCTACACGCTTATTGTATATACCTACAAATACATGTTCACTTTCGGTAGTCCCATATACCACAAACCCGCTGACATTAGTGTCAAATCCATAAGTTCCATATTGCTTACCTGTGGCAAATTTCCACTTGACACCTGCTGGAATATCGGCTTTGGATATAGCTTGGTCAAAAGAATCACCGGTTTGTTCATCAGTATACATCTTATCCTTTTTATGAACAGAGGGAGCTGTGGGCGGAGTATGTGTTTTATCTGGCACGGCATCACCAACTAATATATCTCTGGCAACATTAACTTGTTTCATTATTTCTGGGTCGCCACCTCTATCTGGATGGTGTTCAAGTGCCTTTTGTTTCCAAGCCTTTTGAATTTCTTCATTGGAGGCACCATGAGAAACTTCCAATAGGTTTCTTGCCTCATCTAACCCCATGGCTAGACGAATTATTATATCATCCAGAATATCGGCCTCTTTAAATAAATTAAGACTATCTAGATGATTAGCTAATGAAATAAGTCTTTTAAACTGGTTCATTTGAACTTCCTGCTCCTAATATTTTTAGTAGAATAGGTTTTTGTGGTATTTTTTTGCTTATTTTTACAATCACCACATTTTGCTTTTGGTGGAGATACATAAACACCCTTTTTATGAACGATTAGTGCTTTTTTATTTTTATTGCATGGGCATGACATTTAATCACCTTTTTATTAGTAGAATTAACTTTTTTTCGTTTTTTTGTCGATTTTTGCGAAAAAAACTTGACAAATGTCTTCAAACTTGCTATAATGATCAATTCATTCGTCACCGGAGGAAGATCACTAGTAGAAGGGGTTTAAGTATTAATAGTAGTCTAATATAAGTGATATATCCTGATTAAACTACTCTTCCTTCATCCTCATTATAATCCACTTCTTTCCATCAGTTTTATGTAAGGTATAAGCCCCCTTTTCTTTACTGCCCTTTAATTTAAACTTAATAGTATCTCTTTTCCACTCAACCAATTCGTAAGTTCCACTATCGTGTATTTTTACATCACCTTTTCCATAGCCTTCTGATATTTCGCCCTTAAACTTATTGTAGGCTATGGGATGATCTTCGGTTTGTTGAGCAAATAACCTCTCGCCATCAGTAGGTAATTTATGTTTTGGAATAGCAAATGAGGTCATAGTTCCATTATCATTTTCTAATCTTAAATCAAAATGTAGCCCAGCCTTATCAGCATCATGTTTTTGAATTACAAATCTGTGCTTGTTTTTGCCTTTTTCTATACTACCTTCTGGTTCTTTGGTTTCGTTAAAATCTCGCATATTTTTATATTTAAAAAGAGGGTCTTTGGCTATTTTTTTATTAATCGCTGGTTTTTGGTCTTTAAGTATTTGCTCAAATCCACGATGTAGTTCTTTAATAAACTTACTATGTTTATCAGGATCGTATTTTTTAAAATGTTTTAATGTATCATCGTAATTTTCTATATATCTTTTAAATCTATTTTTCATTAATTCTATTCTATTATTAAGATCTAATTGATATATATTTTTAATTTTCTGATCAGCAATCATTTTTTGGTCAAAGAAATCAATTCCTGGGTCTCTCATCATTCTTTGCATTCTACCTAATGAATCCTCTAAACGAGAATAAAATTCAACATCAGAAAGTGCATGTTGTTTGTCAAATTCCCTATCTTCGCCAGGAAGTCCAGAATACATGTGATATTTACTTTTATCGTATTTTCCAGGAATGCCAGCGTGCCAGTTTTTGTTTTTTAAATTATCATTGCGAAGTTTGATGGCATAAGTCATTAAATCTTGCATTAAATGAACTAATTCATGAGATAATGTTCTAATAAATCCAGTCTCACTTGCCTGTTCATTAGGTAATTTCTGAATATGTATTATGGGTTTCCCAGTATTGATTGGTGAATCATACCATCCCTCATCTTTATCACCCACAGACACATTTACATCTACTTCTTTAAATGTGTCTTTTAATAATTCATCAATTTCTTTTTTAAAATTTAGATATTGTTTTGTTCCAGAAGGATCTACTTTAAAAGATTTAATTGAATTGGATTGAATTTGTCCCTCGGCGTCTTTATATGGTTCAACTTGTGTAGGCAAAGACATATTAGTTTTAACACTATGTAGATAATTACTTAACCTATTAACTAAAATATCAACCTCATATAGATGTTTTTGATAATTTAGTAAATTATTTCGTATGAGCCACCCTAAACCATTTGTCTCGTCCCATTGTATTTTTGATTTTTTTAATCTAATTCGCTCAAAAATAAAATTTTCAAATTCCCATTCTTCGTATTGATTTTGTTTATGCCCACTTTCAATTTTCTTTATTATATCTTCTATGTGTTTTATTAATCTCTGCCTATCTTTTCCCAAATAACTTTCATCTATTATATCAACTTCTAAAGTATTATTTTCTTTATTGTAAGTAAATTTAAATAAATCATACATTAAATCTGCATCACAATCATTATATTTCATTTCTGGTTCGCCATATGTTAATCTGATTTCTTGCAAACTGGGCCAACATTTATAAGGAACGCCTGATATTATTTTATCGTTATTTTCATAAATTTTAAAATCTGTATTTTCATTATTTATGGTTATATTATAACTGCCCTCAGAATCTGTATTAGCCTGTTCTAAAATAGTACCATTGGCTATTTTGTCAAAAAATCCATCTTGAGAATTCTGCTTGTCAGAATGTATGCCATGAAAAAATGCAATAAACTTATCTATATTGAGATTTTTATTAATTGGAATATTAAGATTTTTAGCAAAATCAGTTATACTTCCTTTACCACCGCTTTTTATCATTTCAAGTAAAAAATTTATATTTTTTTTATATTTTTCGGATTGTAGTCTAAAATCACTAACAGCCAATGTTTTTAATAAAGGTATGGCCCATTGATAAATTTCATTAACCATTTTTACAGGAACTTCTATATTTCCAGCTAATTTAGAAATAGATTTTCTACCAAAATTAAATTTTTTTTTACTTCCATCGTTCCATAATTCTACTTTTTCTATTGTAAAGGAACCATGCGGAACATCACCATCATACTTTTCTTTACCCTCTTCCATGTATTCAAGAGTTATATGTGGTTTATAGGTAGGAAAATTATCTTCCATCTCTATACCAGCATCTTTAACTGCTTTTTTTAATTTTTTATTTAATTCATGTAAATCATCTGATATTATTTTTATCTTGGCGACCTTACAATTATCTGATTGTTTTGTGGCGGGAAAATAACTAACCCTGTCATCTAATTTTACCTTAAATGGTTTTTGGTCTTTTAAAACCTCTTTAATAGTTTTTTTTAACAACTCTTCTTGTTTTTTAGGAACCTTGCCAATAAAAAGAACGGTTATATGTGGCTTACTACTATCGTGTTTTCCTAATGACGGAAATTGTTTTGCTAATTCTTTTGGGACAATAGCAAATATCCCCGCTTTATAATGTTTCTTCGCTTCCTTAGATATGTATTTTTTGTGTAAGCATGGAATAGCAACGACTAAAGTAGATCCACAATTGCAGTCTCTATATACATGATCTATTTCTGGTTGTTCAAATTCTTCTCCACACATCAGCCCGACATCATCTGTTGTTATTTCTGGCACCACTTTATCTCTAAATGGCTGATTAAAAAACTCTTCGTAGTTATTATATTTTTTTCCACAAACCTTACATTCTTTTGGAAATTCTTGAACGGAAGCTTTAGAGAATAAAGGAATTACATTATTTACATTAAAATATTCAGGATACTTTTCTTTTAATACCTTATCAGAATTATTTTGTAAATCTTTTAAAACACCCTTTAATTTATTTACAAGTGGAATTAACTTTGGGCCATATTCTCTAAATATTTGTTCGTTTAATTGTTTATGTTCATCAATAACAATTAAATTAACTGCCACCTTATATTGTTTATCTGGTGCCTGATATGGTTCTAATTTATAAGAATTTACCACCCAATGAATATAGGCTTTCGGCTCGTCGCTTATTGGCAGATTTCCACGAATTGTATCTATTATTGGAGTTTTTACTGGCTTTCCGTTTTCCATAGTATAATAATTAAGCGTATCTACTTTTCCAGGAAGTTGCTTTAGGTCTTCTATTATAGAACTTGGTATGCCAGACAATTCTATCATTTCACCAGCTCTTTTAGAAATAGAGGCTTTTTTATTTAAAGCGTGTTCTGCTATTTCTTTTAAATGATGAAAGTCTTTGAACCTTTCTAATGGCATAATAGTATCTAAAAAGAACTTGGGGTTTTTATTAGCAAGAGCAAACATAGCACCATCTAATAAGTCGCTTAATTCGGGCTCGTCGAATAATCCAAGTGTAAAGTATAAGTGTGGCTTAAAAGAAAGTAAATTAATTGCTGCCTGACGAGTATAGTGCTTAAATTCTGGTTGTTTATAATATTTACCAACGAAAAAAGCAGCGGGGTTTTCTTCTATTGTTGTTTGTATATTTTCTTCGGCTCGTTTAGATAAACTAACACCCGCTTCCTTTTCAGTTATTTCCACTTGAACTTTTTGAGGATCTATGATATTTCTGGCATTATTGGCACTTTCTATGTAGTCGGGATAGAATTGATCTAACCCAAGATCAAAGAAGGATCCGGGATTATTGTCGATTAATCTTATAACAGCTCCCCTTCCTAATTCTGGAAACTTTTCATTTAAATAATAATAAAAGAAAGCACGGGCATCTTGTTGTGCCAATGCCTCCGCTGCTGGTTTCATTAAGTCTTTATATTCCTGTTCTTCGCGCTCGTTATATTTAAAAACAAAATAAAATTTAGCATTGTCTTTTATAATGTTTTTAAGCGCCTCTATTTCCAATTTAGGATATTGTTTATGGAGCCCTTTGTAGAAAAACTTATCGGGTTCAGATGTAGATAGTGATTTCGCCTCTGCCTCGGAAAGTTCTGACGAATTACCGATTTCTTTATTTCTAAACATCGGCATTTTTTCAAAAAAATCGCCCATTTCGTCGTCTTTTCCAAATCCCATATCGTTTTGAGTTTGTTCTTTGGGAATATTCACTTCTGGATTTTCACCTACTCTAATTGACAAAGATGCTTTTTTACTTGCCTTTAATGGCTCTTTAACTCCACCCTTTGTTTCGTGAATAGCATAGGGCACACGAATGTTTCCATTGTTTTTAAGAGTTGTGGTGTCTGTTCTTACTCCATTACCTTTAACAATACCAGTAGTAAATCCTTCATATTTTTCATTTAACTTTTCACAAAGATCGTGTAGTTCATCGCGTAAAGCATCTGTGTCTTTTTCTTGTTTTAATTCGAATTCAATATGATAACCAGATCCACCACTATCATAAATAATTGGATTTGTATTGTATTTTGTTTTTATTTCATCAGCAGCCTCTTTGGCGTATTCCTGAACCTTGGCATCAGAAAAATCACCATGAACATCTAAATCAACAAATCCCAATTTTGTCTTTTTTCCAAATACACGATGGATCCCTGTCATTCTACGATCTGCCCAATATTCTAAATCTTCTTTATTTTTAATTACTATTGGCTTATCATTATGATGGCGTTTTAATATTTTTTCACCTTTCCCTGTCCCAATATAAATCATAACAGGATGATTGTCTATTTCTTTTAATATTTTATCGGCATTTTTAACATAATGGTCTCGTATTTCTTTTCGTGTCCATTTTTGCCCATCGTGGTCTATTAAAACT